GTATCTTTGTAATAATTAAATACAATATAAAATTGGATTTAAATCTGTAAAAGTGGTTGATTTTGAAGAAAAATCAGCTAGAGAAATTGAGCAAGAATTAATCAATAAGCATGAAGAATCTTCAGGTATAAAGAATGAAGATGAAATTGAAAAGGTAGTTATAAACACTACTGAAGCTGAAACCGAAGAGGAAAACAGAGAAGAAGAGCCACCAGTAATCGAAGACAACACTGAGCTGGACGACGAAATAGTTCTTTCACATATTAGAAAAAGATTCAATAGAGACGACATCTCATATGAGAACCTGCTTCAAAAAGAAGTAGTAGAAGCAGAGTTACCAGAAGATTTAGAGGCTCTAAGAAGATATAAAAAGGAAACAGGACGAGGGATAAGTGATTTCGTTAAATTAAATCGAGACATAGACTCTGAAGATCCTGACGCTATTATAGCTGAATATATATCAATGAATAATCCTGAATTTGACAGGGAAGATGTAGAGTTCGAGATGGACCGCAAATTCTCTTACGACGAAGACATGGATGATGAAAGAGATATTAAAAGCAAAAAAATAGCAAAAAAGAAAACGCTTGCTGAAGCTAAAAAGTTCCTCACAGAACAGAAGGAAAAATATAGAGCTCCTCTTGAGTCAAGAGAAGGTTTTATTCCGGAAGAAGAGAAGGAGTTGTATAGCAGATACAAGAGTAGTATAGAATCACAAAATGACAATCAAGAAAGAGTTCGCAAACAAAGCGAGCATTTTTCAGCAAAAACCAATGAGCTATTCTCCAGTAATTTCGAAGGTTTCGGATATAAAGTAGGAGACAGCGAAATTACTTTTAAAATCAACAACGCAGAAGCTGTAAAGAAAAATCAGTCAGACGCTATGAATTTTATAGGTAAGCATTTAGACGAAAACGGAATGTTAAAAGACGCTAAAGCTTACCACAAAGCCTTAAATGCAGCAATGGACCCAGATGCATTATTTAAATTCGCCTACGAAAAAGGAGCGGCCGATGCTATCGAAAAAGATACAATGGAAGCAAAGAATATAGAAATGAAAGCAAGGAGTTCAAGTCAAGCCGTAAATGAAGGTTCAAAAGTAAGAGAGGTTAACGCAAGTCATGGTAGTGGTTTAATAATAAAGAGTAATAAAAACAAAAACTAAAAAACTAACATTATGGCTGGAACACTAGCATCGAGTCCAGGAGCAAGTTTAACTCCTACTCCAACACAGGTAGCACTACCTGGAAACTATTTGGGATCTGCGGATTTCGATTTTTTATCACACGAACTTCCAGACACGTACGAAAAAGAATTCGAGCGTTATGGAAACAGATCTATCTCATCATTCTTACGTTTAGTAGGGGCTGAGTCACCGTCTTCATCTGATTTAATCAAATGGACTGAGCAAGGCCGTTTACACACTAAGTATACTTCAGTTACATCTGCAGCAGCAGCAGCAGCAGACACTGCTGTTTTTACAGTGGCTGATTCAGGTGTTACAGCTTGTAACTTTAGGGTAGGACAGACAGTATTCATGTCGTCAAACACTACAAATGCATCTAATACTGCAATTGTAACAGCTGTATCTGGACTTACGTTTACAGTTGCGTTTTACCAAGCTGGAGGTCAAGCTTTCGTTCAAACTACTGAGGTTGTGACTTGTTTCGTTTATGGTTCTGAATTTAAAAAAGGAACAAATGGAATGCAAGGGTCTTTAGAGGCTAACAGTGAGTACTTTGAAAATTCACCTATTATCATTAAAGATAAGTATCAAGTTTCAGGTTCTGATATGGCTCAAATTGGATGGGTTGAAGTTACATCTGAAAATGGAGCGTCTGGATACCTATGGTATATCAAATCTGAACACGAAACCCGTTTACGTTTTGATGATTATTTGGAGATGTCAATGGTAGAAGGTACACCAGCTGAAGCCGGGTCAGGAGCCATTGCAACTGCTGGAGACGTTGGAGATAAAGGTACTGAAGGGTTATTCTACGTAGTAGGTAATAGAGGTAATGAGTGGAATGGAGGTAATCCATCTGCATTATCTGACATCGATGCTATGGTAGAGCGACTTGACAAGCAGGGATCAATTTCTGAAAATGTGTTATTTACAAACCGTCAATTCGGATTCGATGTAGACGATATGTTAGCATCACAAAACTCACAAGCTCCAGGCGGAACTTCATACGGTCTTTTCGACAACGATGAAGACATGGCTTTAAACTTAGGATTCTCAGGATTCAAGAGAGGTTATGACTTCTATAAAACTGACTGGAAATACTTAAACGATGCTACGCTTCGTGGAGGTTTAGTTGGTGGAGCTGTAAATGGAGTGATGGTTCCAGCTGGAACAATGACAGTTTACGATCAAGTATTAGGTCAAAATGCTAAACGTCCATTCTTACATGTTCGATATAGAGAATCTAAAGCTGAATCTCGTAAATACAAAACATGGATGACTGGTTCTGCTGGTGGATCTAGAAATAGTGATCTTGACGCTATGAACGTAGAATTCTTGTCTGAGAGAGCGCTTTGTACATTAGGAGCAAATAACTTCTTTATTTTCAAATCATAAAGAAAACAGCGGGAGAAGGAATACTTCTCCCGCTTATTTAACAAATCGAATAAAATAAATTACAATGAAATCAACATCAACAGTGTACCGATTAGTCGGAGGTAGAACGCCATTAACTTGCATGATCGCTACAAAGCATTCAAGAAGCAAGGAATTAACTTGGCTAGATAAAGAAAAACAAGAGAATAGAGCGTTAAGATACGCCACAAACCAATCCAGTATTTTTCAGGACGAACAAGATAGTCAAGCTCGATTAGGACAGATAGTCTTTATTGACGGAGCGCTAGTTGTCTCTGAAAGACAAATGACATTAAAGAAATTCCTAGAACACCACCCTGATAATGTAGCTAATGGTGGAAATGTATTTGAGGTTATGGATCACGAAGCTGAAGCAAAAGCTGCCGTAAAAGAAATGGATGTTGAATTTGAGGCTCAACAGTTATCTAGATCTTTAAGTATGAAAGAGCTTGAAGCTGTAATGCGTAAAATTAACCCAGACAAGGTTGACTCGATGTACGCGGATGAAATTAAGCGCGACGTCAGAGTGTTTGCTAAAAACAACCCTACATTATTCATGAGAATAGTTGGGAGTGCAGAGGTTGAACATGACAACACCATAGCAAATATTATCGAGGCTAAATTGATAATATTCAAAAAACAAGATACAGAGGTGTGGTACAACTTAGAAGATAATAGCAAGCTACTGTTTAAGGTTCCATGGGGAGAAGATAGCATGGAAGCTTTAACTGATTATTTTCACAACAACAATGAGGGAGTTGAGAAGTATAAAGAACTAGTGAGCATCCTTGAAAAACTATAAGAATAAAAAGACCACAAAATAAGTGGTCTTTTTTTGTATATTTGCAATCAACCCTTTAATTTTTTAGGACATGCAAAAATACCTCAGTATCCCGGTTACAAGTAATGGGAACAAACTAGTATCAGCAACAAATGTAAAGTTAGTTACTCAAGCAGCTGAGTCTGCTACAGCGGTAACTACTCTAATCGCTTACGACGACAGCACAGTAACTACAATTACACACGCGGCTGCCGTAGCGTTTGATATGCGTATTGCTTTAGAATCTGCAATTGTAGCGGCATTACAGTCAAACTGGAGAGAAGTTGTTCATAACTTTACTTCCCCAAAAGCTGTTTCTAGTATTGTTAACGCTTAGTAATCATTAAGTCTATTGAAAAGGTCGCTATAACTAGTGACCTTTTTTTTGTTTATCTTTGTATAAAACCCGCTAAATATGATAAATGAAGTTAGAAATACGGTCCTCGCTATACTGAGCAAGGATAATAATGGATATCTGACTCCGGATCAATTCAACTTGTACGCGGATATAGCTCAGAAAGAGCGATACGAGCAGTATACATACGACTATAGTAATGCAATAAACAAACGTAATGCACACCTGTTCACTAGTGGGCTGGGCGATGTTCCGCAGATAATCTCTGAGGTAATAGATCGGTTCAGAACAACACAGGCATTAACGTACGACGGTGCTTCATTTGGTTTTGAAGTTCCAACAGATGCTTATTCATTAGGTGTTGTTACAACAACTGCAGGGGAGGTTATTGAGAAAATAGCTCAAGACAAAATAAATAGACTACTATTATCGCTAGACACCTCTCCTACAGAGGACTTTCCAGTCTATACAATAGTAAATAACCCTGTGTGGACAGTACCGACTCAATTAAAAGTTTACCCATCAACTATAGTAGATGCTAATATAAGTTACCTAAGATACCCAAAGACACCGAAATGGACCTACATAGGACTATCCGGAGGAGAGCCTGTATTCAATCTTGGAGCTGCAGACTACCAAGACTTTGAACTACCAGAAAGTGACAAGATGTTTTTAATCGTAAAGATACTTCAATATGCAGGCACACAGATTAGTGACGAGGAAGTAGTTAGAGCAGCAAAGACTGATGAGATTCAAGAAAAACAAGAACATAGATAATAAATGGCATACTTAACAGATTTCGAATATTATTCGAGCACAGCGAATAACGGGTTATATCAATACATATCATTAAAAGATATTGTAAGGACCTACATGAGTATGTACGTAGGCGAAGATCAGGTTGTGGATAATGTTCCGGCCTACAAGGTTAGATTTGAGGCAAAGTCAGCCATAAAAGAATTAAACTACGACGCATTTAAATCTACACGAATAGTTGAAGACGTCATTCAGCAAGATTTAAAATACATCATGCCTTCTGATTATGTAGATCTTATTAGGCTATCAGTATTGGTAGATGGAAAATTACTAACGCTAACAGAGAACAGAAGCGCTATGTCTGCCGATGTGTATCTAAGGGATAATGCGAACGAAATATTGTTTGATTACAACGGCGAAACATTAATTGCAGGGTCGTCAGATCTAGAACAATCTAGAATAAACGGAAACTCTACAAGTGGCATTAATTGCTATACAGTTGGAGGTAGATACGGACTAGACACTTCAAAATCAAACGGAAACCCAACATTCAGAATAAATAGACGTGCTGGAGTTATTGACTTTGATTCTTCAATGTCAGGACTTACCATTGTGATGGAATATATATCTGACGGAATGGAAGGTGGAGACGACAGTTTAATAGTCCTTAATAAATTCTTCGAAACGTACGTGTACGCTAGAATTTCATACATGCTACTTGATGCTAAAGCAGGTATTTCTGACAACGTGAAAACAAGAGCTAGACAAAAGCAAAGAGCACTATACAGAAATGCCAGAATAAGAATAGGCAGCATGAAGCCTACTGATTTATTGATGACCCTTAGAGGGCAAAACGAATGGACTAAAGGATAATGGCAGACTTAACTAAGAACTTCCTAAAGGGAGTAATGAATAAAGACAATGACGAAATCATTCTTCCAGAAGGTTCTTATAGGGACGCTTTAAATATTGATATCGTACATTCTGAAGGTAGCGACGCTGGACTAGTAAGGAATAAACTTGGAAATACAAAAATAGGAGATCTAGCTAGTGTATCAGGTCAGCTTATCGAGAATTGCAGAACAATTGGTGCGACAACATCCGATACTGATAACCTGATATACTACTTGATTTCTTCAGATAAATTTGATGGTATATATGAATTCAACGAAGTAGCTAATACTATAACAAGAGTACTACAGTCAAATAAATCTACTCCAACAACTCCTAGCAAATTAAACTTTAGCAAGGATTATTACGTTACTGGGATAAATTTCATTGATGGATTTCTATACTGGACAGACGATTTAAACCAGCCTAAAAGAATAAACATCGCTAGAGCTAAATCTTACGCGATTGATGACGACAGAATTGACGACGATACACTTGTTATCCTCGCTCCTCCATTGTACGCTCCAACTATTGACATGGAGAACGAGGAGGATCAGGAAAACAACATGAAGGAGAAATTCCTTCAATTCTCTCATAGATACAAGTACATAGACAACCAGTATAGTGCAATGTCCCCATGGTCTGGTACGGCTTTTGTCCCTGATAACTACACGTTAGATTATGGCGCAGGTGAAAATAAAGCCATGCTAAATTCAAAAAATAGAGTTAACATCTCGTTTAGTACTGGAGGACAATTTGTTGAAGAGATTGAACTACTCATGAGAGACACGAAGAGTAAAAACGTGTCAATTGTAGAATCGTTCAACAAAGAGCAACTCGGTATATTGGATAATGCATTGTTTAATTATAGATTCGCTAACAATAAAACATACAGGGTATTGCCGACAGCGCAATTGACAAGAATGTACGATAATGTACCATTGAAGGCTAAGGCACAGGAAGTAATAGACAGGAGAATTGTATATGGAAACTACGAACAATCGTACAACATAGAAGACTCTGAGGGAAAAAAAATAGGTATCGACTATAAGGTTGGATTTGTATCTAAAGCTACTGGTATAGAAGAGGCTATTCAGACGTTTAGAAGTGATAGAGACTATGAGATAGGAATACAATATGGAGACGACTATGGCAGGTTTAGCACTATACTTACCTCTCCAACTACAAGCGGGAACTCAACCGTATACATCCCACCACAAAACTCAATCACAGGCAACAGTGTAACTGTAAATATAAACAATAAACCTCCTGCATTCGCTACTCATTACAGGTTATCAATAAAACAGTCTAAAGGAAAGTACTACAATATATTCCCTATACTTTATTATGCAGATGGAATGTATAGGTATTTTCTTGTCAATGATTTTGACAAAGATAAGATTAAGGTAGGTGAATATGTGATATTTAAGCAAGACGTATCAGGACCTACACTTTCAAATATAAAATATAAGGTTCTTGAATTTACAAATAAAAACTCTAATTTTATAAATTCATCTAGTACGTCCGAGTTGCCAGGTCTATATTTCAAGATAAAGGTAGAGAATAATACAGCATTCAACCCAAACGACATATATAACGAGATCTGGGAGTCTACAGGTAGAAACTATATACTTGCAGGTACATCTATAACGCCTTATCCACTCCAAAATAATTTCAGGGTAGCTGAAGACGCTATACATTACGGTTTTGGAAACCCGAATTCAATATCAACTATAAATACAAGTTACACTGGGACTTCCGACAATAGATACTCTATAAAGATAAGCAGCCCGTCTACATACTCATGGACATCAAGTATAAATCCGACCACAGGAAGCTGGAATGGACCTTACAATATTGTCACGGGGGTGCCAGTAACTATAGGTCAGGTGCAGGTTGTATTTAACCAATCATCGGCATTTATAATTAATGATCAATGGAAGATAAACTGTAGAACAGATGTACCATACGGAGGTAACTTATTTGGAGGTATAGGACTTCCGAATTGGACCACTAACTCATTTATATCTCAATCTGTAGGTGGCGATGGTATCGCTGGAGGATGGGCTGTACTTCCAGGTGTAAACTGGCAGTCGTCATCAAACCCAGAAATAGATAGAAAAATAAACGAAGGAGCTGTAATAACAATAACAATAATAACTGATAGCGAAAACCCAATACAGCAAGAACCTCCACAACAATTTCCTCCTTCTCCTATAGAATACGAAAATATAGAGGAGTGGTTTATAGAGTCAGGAGCTTATAACTCTTTTAAATTCAATAAACAAGGAGCAGGGAATATAGGTGCTCAAGTTGTAACCTTCAGAAGAGGAAAGGATTATGAAAATGTAGACGTAGCCGCGGCAAACTTTGGCCAATCATCTACTGTAGATCAAGGCGGTTATATAAACTCGGAGTCATTAAAGTATCCAGTAAGAATGTTTATACAGGGTGTAGGATATGCCTCTCTAGGAGGAAACGGAAATGACCCATACTTTAACTACATAAAGGCATCAATTAACATTCAACAAGCCGAGAATCTTGCTCAATGTGAAACAGTTCCGGATGAAAACGATCTTGATATTTACCACGAAACAACAAGAACATACCCCATAGAGAATGGAGTACACAAAGTACTATGGGATTATGAAGATTTTACATTTCCGGATCCAGACCCGGATGACGGACTAACGTATACAAATCTAGGACAATTAATCCCAGGATCTGCACCGGAAGGAATGTTACCACATGTATTCCAGGTTGGAGACCAGGTGGAAGTTCATACTACCGCTACGCCATATTCATCTATACCAGGTACACACACAGTCAAACAGGTAATAGACAAGTATAATGTTATAATAGATTTGTTATGGCCTGGGGCTGGAGCAACAACGCCAGGTAAGATAGGGTTCTACCATGATGACTTTGAAGAATCAGATCAAACCAATATTGGATCAACAGCTAGAATATTAATAAATCCAACTACAAACACAAATAGCACATTTAACGCGTATGCATTTGGAAACGGATTGGAATCAGACCGTATTAGAGATAATTTCAATTCTACAACGATCGATTACAGCCCCAGAGCATCAACAACTATAGAAGGATATAAAAAAGAACGTAAAGAATCTTCCCTTACGTACAGTGGGACCTATCAAGACAAAACGTCCACCAATGGACTGAATGAATTCAACTACTCACTGGTTAACTTTAAGAATCTTGATATATCGTTCGGAAGCGTTCAGAAATTGTACGCGAGGGATACTGATTTAATGGTGTACCAGGAAGACAAAATAAGTAGGGTACTGTACGGCAAAAACTTATGGAGTGACGCAGTAGGGGGGGGTACAGTAGGGGTAACCCCAGAAGTACTTGGAACTCAAATTTCTGACAAGGGAGAGTGGGGTATAAGCTTTAATCCGGAGAGTTTTGCTCAATGGGGTACTGACGTGTACTGGACCGACTCGAGAAGAGGCGCAGTACTATCTATGGGTTCTGAAGGCATATCTGTCATATCCAACTCCGGAATGAGTAGCTACTTTA